ACTTTACAGAGAATTATCAGCAATTAAAAGGAGTGTTTACTAACACTGGAATAACAGGCGCAACAGTTCAAACACTGTTAAATTCAAACATAACAGATGGAACAAACGAGGCTTATATAGATTTGCTAGATTCACACTTTGCCGACTTAAGTGAAGCAACTGCATCTAGCATAAATGATTTGAGAAGGGCGTTCAAATTGCAAGAATGGTTGGAAAAGAATGCGCGTGGCGGTTCTCGTTACACAGAGTCAATAAAAGTACATTTTGCAGTAAATACTTCAGACAAGAGGTTACAACGTCCGGAATACATTGGAGGCGTAAAAACCCCTGTTCAGATATCAGAAGTACTAAATACATCAGGTTCAACAGACAATCCAAGCTCTACATATCAGCCCCAAGGCACAATGGCAGGTCATGCACTTGCGACAGGGTCAGGCGGTTCTTTTAAGTATTACTGCGAAGAGCATGGATACATTATAGGTATCATGTCAATAATGCCAGAGAGTGCATATATGCAGGGAATACCCAAGCATTTTCTTAGGCAGGATAAATTTGACTATTACTGGCCTGAATTTGCGCATATTGGCGAACAGCCTATATATGGTAAGGAGTTGATTGTTACAGGATTTGACGAGTACAACAATGGAGTATTCGGATATACGCCAAGATATGCGGAGTATAAGTTTATGCCTAATACAGCACATGGAGATTTTAAAGGAAATTTGGATTTCTGGCATTTGACTAGAAAGTTTGCAACAGCACCTGCATTAAATCAGGATTTCATAGAATGTGATCCTCAAGAAGTAGAGAGAATATTTGCTGTGCAGGATGGAACAGATAATATATGGGCTCATGTATACAACGAGGTATACGCGAGGCGTCTAATGCCTGTGTTTGGAGTGCCTAGGATTATGTAGAATAAAAAATAAAAAAGAAGAAAACATGAGATATAGAAGGAGAAAAAGAAGAAGGAGCAACGGATTTAAGAGAACAAAAAGACGCTCACGGAGAATAAACAGCTACAGGACATCAAGAGGAGGAATTCGACTATGAGTTTTCAATGTCTGACACCAATTACATTATTTAGAAAAACAGGAACGGGACTTAACAAAAAGTCCCGTTCTGATGTTGTGCCGTGTGGAAAATGTCCAAACTGTGTAAAGAGGAGATCAATAGGTTGGGTTTTTAGACTTAAGGAAGAGCATAAAGTGAGTCAAACGGCGTGTTTTTTGACTCTTACATATGAAGACGAGAAATTGCCAATAACCAAAGATGGTTGGTATACATTAGATAAAAGGCATTTACAGCTTTTTATGAAAAGATTAAGGAAGAGTATAAAAGATGTTTATGATGAGGAATACAAGATAAGATATTACGCGGTAGGAGAATATGGAAGCAAATTTGGAAGGCCTCACTATCATTATATTATGTTTAATTTGCCTAAAGATATAATAGATGCAAGTTATGTTGAAAATAGAATAAATAGAAACGAGGTATTAGAGGGAATATGGACAAATGGACACATTGACGTTGGAACGGTTACGGAGAAGTCTATCGCATATGTATCTGGATATTGTCATAAGACATTATATAATCATCCAGAGGATATAGATGTGCAGAAGGAGTTTAGTTTAATGAGTAAAGGAATAGGAAAGGCCTATCTGACTGATTCAGTAAAGAAATATTACCAGAATAAAAAGATACCATATTTGACCATAGAGGAAGGACAGAAGCATATAATGCCGAGATACTATAAGGACAAATTATATACTAAAGCGGAGAAGTCGGTTATGGCAGAGAGAGCGATGGAAGCTATAACACAGAAATATTATGGAAAAAAGAGAGTAGAGTATATAGAAAATGTTCTATCTTTGGCAGAGAAAAGAAACAAACAGAAAAGGAAAATACTATGAGTACAAAAATAGATGAAATTGAGAAGGAAATGGATGAAGAGCCTAGGTACAATAGAAGAGTTGCGGTACAATTTGAACTATTATACAAAGGTCATAAAGGAAAAGAAATGGATCCAAATAGTGAAGTACATCCAGACATGACGTTGTCAGTCAGGCAGTTGCTGGCAAGACATACAAGAGGTATGGGTTTGCCTCCAGATAAAGAGCCTTTATATTTCGATATTGAAATACCTAACATAAAGGATATAACTGATGTAGAGGAGTATAAAACTCATTTGGAGAACACGTTGGAACAAACGAAAAAATTTATAGAAGATGAATACAACAGAAAACAAGAGCGAGAATCAACAGAAGGACAGCGCGGAGAAGAAGATATTGATAAAAATGTCGAAGCTGGATTATAGCCTATTGACCAAAGCAATAATATTTGCGCAAATGAATCCAAAAGGAAAAGCATTTGCAGAAGAATGGGATCGCCTATATTTTAACTTGACACAAATTAAGATGGAATTTTAAGTTACCTTTTAGCAAGTAGGCGTGAAAAAAGAGCCATCAACTCAGTTGATGGCTTTTTTTCATGCGGCCCCCGCGGCAGGCGGTTACAAAGTACTTCAAGGCATAGCGTTTATCATACTCTTGATAAATAAACGCTAATTGACACCTTCCTAATTATCAGGCAGTTAACAAGCACGTTGCAAAAAAGTGCGAAAAAACAGCCTCAATATTAGGATAAGTCATATATTTACTATATGGGAATAACAGCATCAGACGTATTAGGACCTTTTATAACAGGAGGTACTCAGATTATAGGCCAAGGAATGGCAAACAGGCAGAACCAGCGAATGGCAAGACAGCAACGAGACTGGAACTGGGAAATGCAAAACAGGCAGAATAGATTTAATTTATCCATGTGGAATGCGGCCAATGAATATAATACGCCAGCCGCACAGATGGAGCGTTTCAAAGATGCGGGATTGAACCCGCATTTAATATACGGAAAAGGAACAGCAGGAAACACGCAGCCGCTTAGGTCGGCAGACGTCAAAGGTTATACGAGGCCTGAAATAAAAAGTATTACACAAGGAGTGGATATATTTGGCGATATATACAGACAACAGAATATAAGAGCTCAAACCGAGAACATTAAAGAGCAGTCTGAAACGCAAAAAACACAACAGGATGTAAATACTGCCAACGCTTTACTATTAAACAACAAAGCAATAGGAGAATTGTTTCGTTCAGGGAGCGACATGATTAGTTATAAGCAGAAGCATATGTTATTTGATACATATATAGACACGCAAAAAAGGACATTAGAAAAACTAAACCAAGACATTGGAATAAATCAGATAAATTATGAAATATTAGAAGGAACAAAGAAAGCAAAGATTGACCAAGCCTTTGCAGATTTGAAGAAAACATACGAAAGCACTAAAAACCTAAAAGAATCTACACAGCTGCTTAAATTAAAAGGAGCCTATCAGACTTATCAAAATAAGTTGGCTAGTCAGGGAATATATTCATCGGATAATATACTCTTCAGACAAATGGCACAAGGAAATAGCGAAATGATGATGAAGGTAGGAGGATTGGTATTAGGACAAGCTGTTTTAGGGCTTTTCCCTTGGTCTAGAGCGGCAAAATTGGGAGGAACGGCTATAAAAGGTTCCAGATTAGGAAAATATTGGCAGAAGGCACAAAAGAATAGAGAAATAAAAAAATTATTTAAAGACTAATAAGATGAGCAGAATTTTCACACAAACACCAGTAAATAAGCCAAGGTCAAACAAATTTAACTTAAGCCATGATAAAAAGTTGAGTTTGAAAATGGGTAATTTGACACCTGTGCTTATTATGGACACAGTACCAGGAGATTCAATAACATTAAGAGGCAACATGATGATAAGACTGGCGCCGATGTTGTCTCCAGTTATGCATAGAATAAATGCATACATACATTACTTTTTCGTCCCAAATCGTATAATTTGGGACGGTTGGGAAGATTTTATAACAGGAGGAGATAATGGAGATGACGAAACAGTATGGCCTTATTTGGAATATGAGCCAACAGATTATGAATATAGTTCATTACCCGACTATATGGGCTTGCCGACAAATGATGATGTTTTAGGAGGCGGTGAACCGCAGAATGTATCGGCAATACCTTTTGCGGCATATAATAAAATATATAACGAGTATTACAGAGACCAAAATTTAATAACTCCCGTCGTTGACGAGTTAATAGATGGAGAGCAAACCTCGGCAGATGATTTATTAGAATTAAGAAGGAGAGCGTGGCAACATGATTACTTTACTTCTGCATTGCCTTGGACTCAAAAAGGCCCTGAAGCTATGTTACCGCTTGGATCACAAGCACCAGTGAAGGCAAAAAATGATCCAGACTTTACAGAGAATTATCAGCAATTAAAAGGAGTGTTTACTAACACTGGAATAACAGGCGCAACAGTTCAAACACTGTTAAATTCAAACATAACAGATGGAACAAACGAGGCTTATATAGATT